GTGGTGATCATGTGACGCATTGCCTCCGGACCACCTCACGGGTCGCCTCCGCCAGGATCTCCAGTGTCTCGTCCTCTTTCGCCTTGATTGCGTCAAGCAGGAACGGGCGTGCCTGCATCCGCGAGGTTCCCTCATGGACATGGATCGCGTAATCTTTCGGCGTCCCGATCCGCCCGACAACTGAAGAGGCCGTGACTTCCGCGACTTTACCTTCGATTGTGTCCCTCATGTGGGGAGGTTTCCGGCGGGGGTCGTTGTCATCAGAATACGGTGCCTTGTAATACGGGCTCTTCCCGGGCGTGCAGTAGTTCTTCGCTTCCCCCTCAACATTGAGGCATGCTTTCTCCATCGCCTGCACGAGTGCCGGGATCTCATCGGTATGCAGGGCCCGGAGTTTAGCTGCCATCTGTTCGGGGGTATAGGTGATCATAGGTCAGGGGCCTCCTCGCCAGTCCAGAATCCAGGGTATTGCGCTGATGAACCCGACAACTCCGGCAACTATCCCGGTAGATCTCCATTGCCATCTCTCAAGAGTCCGGATCCGGCGTTCGTGATCATCGAAACATCTCTGGCAATTCTCCTGGCTCTGCTCAATGAAATCGTCTATCCGTTCCTGGATCATGATCGTGCGTTCATCCACCCGGGCCAACAGTTTCACGCTATCCTCTGTGTTCACGTTGTCACCTTCTTGAGCACCGCCTCGTAATGATGGATCACAGCCACGCCGGTAAGTGGATACAATGTGATGACATCGTACGTACCCGCAAACCCGGTCACCGTATTGACAACCCGGTATTCCAGGGAATCCACTGTGCAGGAGGCAGGCAGGGCGCATTTCAGCGGTTGGTCCAGGAGCTGCCCGGTCTCGTGGATGATCGCACCTTTCCCGCCCTTCGCACCGGAATAATAGAACCTGCAGGCCACGCTGGTCTGGTCATTCGACCAGTAGTAAGCTGACAGGGTGGCGGAGAACGTGTAGCCCGGGCCGGTCCCGACCGTGATGGTCTCAGTGGTGGTGAACGTTCCCAATAGCGTCTTGACAATCAGGTATCCGGTACCGGTCTTGTCGATCACCGCGGTCTTGAGCGAGGTCCCGCCCGTGATGGTTTGTCCCACCGCGGGGGTGCCGGTACTGCCGGTATACGTGAACTTCTTCTTCCGGGCCCGTTTCTGCAGGGTGCAGGTGTGGACGAGTCCTTTCACAGGATCACACCTCCCCGAAATAGTTCGGGATGTCCGCCTGGTCGAGCTTGAAATCATCCATCACGGCATCGCTGCGTTTTACATCGGTCTCGTCTGTGTAGGGGACACTCATCCGGTTCTGCTCGTCCTTCATGATCTGGTATGCCTGCGCCCGGAGTTCTTTTGCAGATGCTGCATGATCCGAGACGCCGGACTGTGACCAGTCGCCCGATTCGTAGGATGTCGGGTTCTCACCGGTGATGTTGAACCGTTCCGATACTTTCGCCCGGACCAGAAGGATTGAGGCTTGCTTCGCAGCAGCGGTTCCGGGGGAGAGACCTCCCCTTGTAAGGAAGTACTGAGCGATCTCGCTGTCAGCATCGGTGATCATATACCCGAGATCCGCGTCTGATACCACGGTCCCGACATAGACTTTCACATCGGCTGCGGTGCAGTTCGCCATGGTTTCCTTACCTCACACAAGCTCCACGTCGATATCTACCACTGCTCCCTCGCCCGACAGGGTATCTACAAGCACAGCAAGCGATTCCGCACCGTATAGGGTCACGGTGGTATACTGCACAAGGGGTTTTCCTGCAGCGCTTCCCGGTGCGAGATCGACTACAGAAGATCCCTGGAAGAAGTTACTGGCGCTTGAAAGTAACGGTGCGATCTTCAGTGTCGGAAGTGCCCGGAGGTCGTCGACGGTCAGGGTCGCATAGATATATGCGTAGGTATACCCGGAACAGTCGATCGCCGTGATCCCTGCCGTATTATATGCATTGTTCACCGTGAACGGAGCGGCATTCGTCCCGAGTCCTGTCCCGACAAGCCGGATGTTCACCTTTCCCGCCGATTTAGTCCATCCGTCTCCGTCCGTGGTGGTGACGGTCCCTACTGCAGTAATCGAGCACCCCGACGCTCTCTGTGCTTCCGTGACACGGGCAACCCACAATGGGGCGGCGTCCGTAGTGTAGAAAACATCGTAGTAATCCGCACCGGTCACTTTCGGAACGGTGAGGTCCACAGTCTTGTTCACAGTCGGAGTGATGGTGACAATATTTGATGCACCCGCCGACCCAAACCGGTTCCCAGGGGCTACGGCTGCTTTGTGCTCGCTCGCTGCCATGACCCCCGTGACGTTATCGTTCTTTGCGACGGTTGCCAGGGTCGGGCCTGTGAGCTTGTCGACTGCATCGACATCTGCCCGGTGCGCTACTGCTGCGGGTCTCGGGCCGGGTATCAGGGACTTCTTACCGGAAATCTGGATGAGGACCATATTCCCTCATCCTCCTACGCTGCGACCCTGATCGCCTTCACGTATGCAGTTCCTGCAACGTTCGTGTCTTTCACCGCTGCTACCCGGATAGTCCCGGCAGCCGCAATTGTGGTATAATCGTTGTCAAGTGCTATTGCCCTGACAAGACACCCGGCAGCCGTGGTTTTCGCAATCGCCGCGGTGATAGCATTCACCCCGTTTTTGAGTTGGACAGTATCGGACGTCGACCCCTGTGTATTTCCGCCAACGAACCAGAAGTCAATGACCTTGATCCGGTGCGTGCTGGTGATATCGTTGTCCGCTGTGCCGTCTTCAATTGCGATTTCGAAGATCACCGGGATACCGCCGACCACGTTGTCAGCGGCGACGTTGGCAACATTCGAGCCTTCGAGCTTGGAGTCGGCGATTGTCAGAGCCCCGTTCGCTGCGAGGGTAGCGTCTCCGGAGACTGCGACTTCAGCAACCCCGTATGATGCACCAGCAGTAACAAAGATCTTGCCACCGTCGGTTTCTGTCCCGGAGACCATCTTCGCAGCAGTCACCTTCTTGGCACCGATTGTGAGAGCTCCGTTGGCTGCGATGGTCGCATCTCCGGACATCGCAACCTCGTCGAATCCATACGAGGCCCCGGCAGACAGTAGGAGATTCCCGCCAACGGCTTCCGCCTCGGAGAGCAGGTTGGCTTTCCCGACTTTCTTCGCGCCGATCGCAGTTACCCCGTCATCACCCATGGTGACATCGCCGGAAAGCGCGTATTCCGCAGCGGCTCCACCAGACTGCCCGATGAAGATCTTGTTCTGTGCGATTGCGGTCTTTGCAGCAGTGACTTTCTTCGCGCCGATGGTGACTGCCCCAGTGCGAAGCATCGTTGCATCCCCGGACATCGCGACGCCCGCGCCCTCGTTCGACCCGTCACCAACGATAAGGTATGTGTCGGTGAGCGAGAGTTTGCTCGGGTTGATCCCGGAATCCTCGAGCGTGACCACGCCGTCGGCGTCCATGCTGATTGCACCGGAGATTGTCTTCTCGGCAACCGCGTTGCTGGCCTGGGTGACCAGGACCTTCCCGGCAGCCGCTGAGTACAGGTTTGCGGCTTTGACTTTCTTGGCACCGATTGTAGTGGCACCGAGGTTGTCTATGGTGACATCGCCGGACATATCGACTGCAGTCGCGGCGTTCAGTGCTGATCCGACCAGGACCTGCGCAGATGTGAGCGTGATGTCCCCGAGCTCGATACCCGCCATCTCGGTATCAATCAGGTCAAGTTCATAAGCGATCTTCTCTGCAAGAGATCCTTTTCGGTTAGCGAAATTTTGCGCACTTGGCGCAGTGTATACCATGATTTTTACCTCCTGATGTGTATTTCCTCCTCAATTTCCCGGTACTGGAGCAGTCCCGAAAAAAAGGAGGTGTTCAGATCCCGTTGTCGTACAGGGCGGCGAAGGCCTCGGTGACAACAACCTTGTTCTCGTTCCAGAACTTCAGGATCGTGTCCTCGCTGCCTTTCTCGGTCCAGGTATCGAAGTGGATCCCGATGTTGTCAGCAGTGACCATCTGGCGCTTGCCGTCGACTACGGTTTCATACTGGACAGCCGCAGTGCTGAACTTGCTGTCTACATAGTAGTGCATCTCAGCGCAGGGGTTGTTCCGGTCGAGCCCGAGTGCATACCCCTCGGTGATCCCGGATTTGCACTTAACGAGATCCCCGTCAATTACCGGGATGTTGATCCGGTCCTTCCTGACAACCGGCATACCGTAGAGGCGTTCCTGCTTGGTGCCATCGATATCTACCCCAGTGAGGTATCTCTTGGCCTCGTACCAGTTTGTCTTGTGAACGAGGACATCCGTCAGGGCATAGGTGTACCCCTCGCGTTCCATCTGCTCTTCGAGTGCAACCAGGTCGTCGACTGGTGTTGCAGTGGCTGCCGACCATACCGCCGTCGGGGTCCACGTGGGAGTTGTTGCCCCGCCTGTGATCACCGTCAGAATGTTGTCATGGATGAACCGTGACAGCCAGTACCCGGCAAATGAATAAGCCCGCTGGATTTCAGAGATCCCTTTCGGCTCATTCCTGATGGTCTTCCGCTTGATCCTTACCTGGAACCCGCGAGCATCAGTGAGTCCTGCCGATGAGCTCGGGCGGCTCATATCGATTTCGGGGAAGTCCCCGCCGATCATCGCGTGAGCTGGCTTTTTCTTCTTGCTGTCCGAGTCCTTCCCGGTGCTGTCGTAGGTGTACGAAAAGCTATCCTGGTCGTCCTTGATTGGCCTCACGAACTGCGTTGCCCAGAGATGGGGCTCTGCCTTTTCGTAGATGAGCCTTAATGCGGTTCCCTGCTTCAGGAAAAAGTCAGTTGTTCCTTCAAGTGGCATGGTTTAGGCCCCCGTCTCTGCAAAGAGCAGTCCTGTAAGCAGGACAAGCATGTCCGAAAGGTCGCCGTCAGTTCCCGCTGCACAGTAATGGAGCGGGATACATCCGACACCCTGGCTGGAAGCGTCTCCGTCGAAGTAATACCCGTCGTTGCCAGAGGTATAGGCAGCCGTGATGTTCACGGTGAATGTCGTCGCGACTCCAGGAGTGACTACACGGGTGCCGTCATGCATGAACTGACCGCATACGATCCGTCCGGGGATGTGGAACTCTACCAGGGCGGTCCGGTAATATTTACCCGCGAGCTGTGTTGCCCAGGGTGTTGCTACCCCGCTGGATGCAGGGAATATTTTCCACTGCGGAGTGCTCACGATCTGCCCGATCACCAGCGCTTCGCCGTTCTGCGCACGCTCGACGACTGGCATCAGCTCGGTGGCCGCGCCGGTATTCGCGGTATCGTTCGAGAGTGCAACGATCTGGCCCTCTTCCAGGCCATACGGTGCAGCGGCGAAGACCGCAGTCTTCAGCGATTCTCCGGTCTGCATGAAGGTCGTCGCGGTCACAGTCGGTACACCCTCGTTCAGGATGCACTCGATGACCGGCCCGGATCCCTTATAGTTCCCGGCAATTGTGGTTTGATTGTCTGTCATGGTTCACCTCACGAATGGAGCTGTCCCGGGATTGCCCGGCCCCTTGTCTTTTCAAGGACCTCGGTGATCTCCTTCTGCTCCCGGGCCGCTGCGTCCGGACCGCTCACATGCTCGGATCCTTCCTCTTGGAACTTGGGGTCCGCACGGGCGGCCAGGACCTTTGCATTGAACGACACTGGATCCTCTTTGCAGAGTTTCCGGAGTGCGTCCTCATCCGCCTGCTCTTTGACCAGGCCTGGAGAGATCACGGTTTTCTTGAGCTCCGCCCAGGCCGCGTCCTCCTTGTTCTTCTTCGCTGTCTCTTCGGCTGCCTTCATCTCGTCACGCTCTTTCTGGAGCTTGGCGATCTCGGCGTCCTTTGCCGCGAGTGCGTCATCCCGCTCCTTCTGGAGCTTGGCGATCTCGGCGTCGCGGTCTGTCTTGTCAGATTCCATCTTGTTTCTCCTTACAATGTGCTCGACATCCTCAGCAGTCATCTTCGAGAAGACCGCCTGGGCCTCCTTTACGACGTATGCCTGCTCGACCTCGACGGGCTCGGCGAACTTCACTTCATCGCCATCGACGGTATACCCGGATGCAAAGTATTTCAAAGTGTCCGGGTGCTGCCAGATCACCTTGTCCGGAAGGGTCATTACTGACCAGGCGTTTTTGGGTGTGCCATCCGGATACTTCAGCCCGATCTTCTCCGAGAGGGCCGCCCGGACCTGCTCGATTCGTCCCTCAAACGATGATGCCGGAGGTTTTCCAATACTGATTGTTTCCATACTCGTTTTCTCCTCGGCTTTCCGGATCTCCTCGAGGTGAGATTCCAGGTGCGAGACCACGGTCTCTTTCTTGCCGCCGAGGTCCATGGGCTGACCGGACCGGGCGCCTTCCACGGCTGCGAGTGCAGCCCGGACACATGCAGGGACCACGTCGCCTTTCACGTTATGGTGCGGGAGTCCGAGATCCCCGAACGTCCCGCCGCCATTGTCAATCGCAAACCGTCTCCGGACCTGGGAGAACTCCATATCACTGAAGTCAGTCTGCGTGAGTTTGCACCCGCCGGATTTCCCGGACGCAATCTTGTATCCGGCCGGGTTCGGTGGGACTGATGATGCACTGACAATACCCTCCTCAACGTCACCCACCATCTCGTTGAAGAACGTCGCGATACTGTCGAGAATAGATTTCAGGCGGTCCCGGTTCTTGCGGGAAATTACTTTCCCCACGTTCAGGTGTTCATTGCCCTCTGTCACATTGTTATCCCCCGTTGATGTTTCCTTGTTCAGGACCACGGCCATCCTGTCGACCGGCTGGTCAAGTGGCGTCTCCTCGAAGTCCAGGACGTGGTCCGGTATCACTACTCCCGTGAGCTGGTCGCCGTCATCCGGGCAGATGAACCCTGAAGAGTGCGAGAGCCGGCCTTCATCATGGAGCCGGAGTGCTTCAGGGATCGCGGCAATCGACTTCTCGCACTGCTCTTCGGAGATCAGGCCCTGGTCATACCACCGGCGGGCGGTCTCGTCGGTATAACTCTTCTTGACCATCAGTTTCGGATGCCCCGCTATCTCGATCCTTGAATTGTCAAGTTCCCCGACAATGACACCGTTGATTCTTTCAAGTTCCGCCATGGGATCTTTCCGGAACAATCGGGGTTCAGGGTGGACTTTCCCATAGATGATCGGGATGCCGTTCCATGCGTCGATGGTCGGCTCGAATGGTTCAACCCCGAAGAAGAGTGATCCAACCTTTCGGTTCAGGCCGTGAAGGATCGCGTCGTGTGATTCAGTCGCGGATTTCTGCAGGTGTACCGTCTGCCCGACCCGGCACTTACCCCCTGCACATACCGCAGCTTTATGGAGGTGGGAGTTCCCCCCTGTAAAATCGTTCAGCGTGAGCTGTGTGTAGGGCATTGAATATATTTGCGTTCAATGAATATATATAGTGTCGAGAGAAATAGAGGGAGGTATAGTGAATTACCAAAAGTATTGAAATATCCCCATTTTAATCCCACCCAAAATGCATGATGATGTCGCTGCTTCCTTCACTATAACTGGGTTCGTCATTAAATTCAGTTTTTGGATATTCTTCCCTAGCTACCGATCCTTTTGCACGAACTTTTTCCAGTGCATCTTCACGGGTCTCTGCAATCACAAATGCAATTACTAACCCCCACTCAAACCGATAAATGTTCATTCACCCGCACCTCCGGCGATACTCCCTGATCTGCTTGATCAGGTCAAGGATGATATCCTCATAAGTATCCCCTTTCACACCTTCATCGGCAAGCAGGGCCTTGGTGGATTCCTTCACCCGGATCGTGGTGATCTTGTCCTCTGTCATACGTTACAATATATCAGATATATTTTATATACTTTATCCCCTCTCTCTCTTCAGGTAATCATATATCCCCCACCTGTTCCGGGTACCGCCATTGTATTGCTTGAAAAATTTGTTGAGCCAGTCTGCGATCTCCTGGTAACTGAAATCCCGGTCCTGTGCGAGGATCCGGATCACCCGCTTCTCATTCTCGTGGTATCGCAGGTGCCACATTTCACACCTGTTTCTCGAACTGGATACCATGGTCTCCTGGGTATGGGACCATGTGGGTGTTCTTCCCGAGCCAGATCTCACGCGGGATACCCCCGGGGAATGCTTTACAGGTCCGATCAACAATGTCGGTAAGATGCACACAGAACGTGCATACGGGGCTGAAAATCGTTCGTTCCCATTCCCATTCGTCGCCATCCAGTCTAACCACATCATCATTCGACACTTATCGGCACCCCCAGTCTCGACCATGTTTCTTGGACAATTTTCGTATTGAGGTCTTCAGCGGCCTCTTGAGTCGACATTTTCCCAGTTCTGAGGCTGTCGTCGACGTACTTGTTAAATGTCCCGTCATTCTTCATCTCATTCATAACCTGATTCCGCATTGAATTATATTTTGATTCCGAGAGTTTTGGCCAACCACTCTCCGGTCGTGTTGCCGTCATTTTACTTCCATCAGTTCCCACGGCGATGATCCTTTCGCCATCTGTTTTTGCAGTGGATATTACGTCCGCTGGAGATAGCTGGACGCGGGCCTGGTCAGGATGGTTGTGGATAACGGTTGAGTTCTTGAGGGTCACACCCTTAGGGATATCGACATAATTTCTTTCACCCTTCACTGTTGAAAGCAGATTGCCATCTTTATCATAGACCGCTGCATTCTCTACAGTAGAGCCTTTATACTGGTTTGTGAACTGATCTACGCGGTCCTTGAGCGGGGCTGGCTTTGGTTCAGATGGTTTTGGTTTTGGTTCCGTTGGCACTGGTGTCCTTGGTTCCTTCACAGGCTCTTTCCACTTCTCAACATTATCTTCAGGTTTGACTCTTACCACAGGTGTAAAAGTGCAGCGGCAGTCGGGATGTTTGGGGCAGGGTGGCGCCGCGTCTATCTCGAATTTCCTCCCGTCGAGATCACCGCATTCGTCACACGTCCTTCTATCAAACGCTGCGAGCCATTCCACAACTTCAACGCCTGCCCCCCGATACCGGTCCGTAACCCCCTGGTTAACTGCCTTCATAGATTCAGTACGGATAATACGGATCGCGTCCCTCTCGCTCTTCTCAAACTGTTCCTGGATATCCTTGATGATCTGCCCCTGGGTCTTCTCGTTCTCGATACCGTCAGCGATGATCCTCTTGATTTCCCGGGCGGTATCGTCGGTATGCCCTTTGAACTCCGATTGAGAGGCAACTACTCGATCCCCTATGAGTTTCCAGGCTGCCTGTCGTTCTTCGAGGGGTGCCCCCAGCTGGATGGATGCATACGCCCGGCCCTGCTGATACCCTTTGGTGATCTCTTCCTCTGCAAGGTCTTCCGCCTCATCGTATGCATCCCCCATTATCTCGTCGACTTTATCGAACGTGGGTGAAATCGGGGCGGTCTTCGAGGTCTTCTCAACGGTCCCTTTGACGAGATTGATTATCCGCTCTTCCGCCGTCTTCAGGATCGATATAAATTCATCTTCGAACTCGTCAGTGATCCATTTCGCCTGTGTGGGGTCGGTCTCGGGCCGGTCCTCCTCGGGATCTGGTTCGGGCGGCATTGTTTTCAGGGGTCCTTAATCCTCAACGGGCACCAGTCAGGACGAATCACCCTTCCATGTGAGAAAAATTCCTCATCATGGGGGATCTCCCTCTCATCTTGAGTTAAAGCGCAATGAACTGTCACCCACGATTGATTGTTTTCACTGTGCATCCTACAGAGTAAAGGCTTCTTCGGGCAGCAAAAGTAATTGTGGAATCTCCCGTCACCCGGCCACAATTCAATCCAAGCACCTTTGATGAAGACCATCAGCAAGGCGCTCCTGCTTTTGGGGAGAGGTATATCCTACCTGAACTGATAGAGAGGTTGTATGTCAGGCAAAGAGGATCATTCGCATCAATCACAGCCGTAACAGTGTACCCTTCGACCACCGGATCCCAGAATAGTTTGATGTAATCGGGGATGACCTGGTACGCTACAGACTCAAGGATTTCCTGGAGTGCCTCGCGGGGGAATGAAGCCATCAGTTCGCCCCCTCTTCAATCCCGAGCGTGGCCTGCACCAGTTTCCGTGCTTTCTTCACACCCTCTCGCCCGAGGAGGTATGACGGGTCCAGCTTGTTCGCGTCCACTGCCCTGGCGATCATATCGATCTTCTGCATCTGGCTGTTCGGCTGCAGCCGTGCGTTGTAGACCTCAAGCTCAGCTAACCCTTTCGGGTCCAGGTCGGAGATGTCGATACCGGCCTGCTGCGGGAGTGCCGCTCTCAAGAGTGCCCGCTTCTCGTTCGGGAGGAGTGTTCCCATCTTCGCGCCGCTGTCGTGGACCTTGAGGTAAAGCTCGGACTTGTCCACCGTTGGTGCCGGGATGTCGACAATAATCCGGTATCCCTTGTCGTAGTATCCATTATAGACAAGCCACGGGTTCAGGAGTATACGGAGATGCCGTTCAAGCCACCGCTGCGTGCCTGAGATATACGACATGAACATATCGTATTCAGGTCCGGAACCCCCGCCGATCAGCGTACCGTCTTTCTGCACGAGGCCTGCAGGGGTGAAGAACTGCCGGATCTCCATACCGATCTGGGTAATGGTCTCCAGGGCGGACCCGCTTTCAGAAATCCCGAGGCGCTCGATCTCCATGTTCTGCTTGAGCTGGTACCGGTTGACTGATGAAACGTTTCGAAGAAGGTTCTGCGCGTATTTCTTGTCTTCTTCCGTCGGGTCGTTGACCTTGAGGAACCAGATACCGCCGCTGCCGTACTGGCTGACCTTCTGCATCTGTCTCATCCAGGAATAGGTGAGCATCTTTGTGTAGGGGAAGATCGGCACGATTGCAGGCGACCCGCCAACGCCCGTCTTGATGGGGTCGGTCAGCATCTCGATGTTGGTGAGCCTGGCCGGCTGGCCGTTGACGTTGGTCTGCCAGTACTCAACCTGTCCTTCAGTGTTCACACAGATACCCGGCAGGACCTTGTTATGGATCTGGTAATACCCTCCCTGCGTCGAGAACGATTCGGGCGGCAGCCGTTTGAACTTCTGCGGTCTGAACTCCGCACCCTCATAATCCCATACGGGGTTTGTCAGGGAAGGGCCCCATTCCGCAGTGTCTCGCCAGGCCCGCTGTGTGAAATTTATCAGGTCCAGATCTTCCCCGATATCGGTGAGTTGGGACGTAAGGTCTTCGTCAACCTGTTTCTCTTTCAGGTTCATTACGGACAGTTTGAGATCGTTCTGGAACAGGATCCGTTGCTGTTTTGTGAGACCTTCCTCAATTGCCTTGTTGTCAAGGATTTTCAGGATTCCGTCAGCATCGATCTTCGGGGACTTGAAGCTCGTCCCCCCGGGTGCATAGTAGTAGGTCGCACCCTCTTCCGGCATATCAGGTTTCTTTTTCGGCATAATCTCACGTCCTGAACTCATGGGTGATGTGGTTGAACATTGCTTCGGTAACTGGTGTGGCACAACACGGTTTGCACCGCGGCCTGTTCAACCGGATCCGCTGGTTGGCCCGTTCCAGGCACACGCGCTCCAACAGGTACGCGTATGTGATGCACCCGATGAAATTTGAGAGCCTCCAGTCGTCGTCTTTGTCCTGGTATCTCTCGGTTGCCTCTGACCAGCAGGCCGGGATCCAGAGTGTGATCAGGCCATCTCCTCTCTTCCGGTTGATGTTCCACCATGCAAAGTTCTTTTTTGAGTGGTTCATGGAGACTTCATTCACGACATTCATTGTCACCACAACTCCGAAAGGTCGGAGATATCGAAGAAGTCCACATCGTCCTCACCCCGCCCGCTGGAGATGACCGCGTCGCGTTCGTCCGGTTCGTTCGCCGGGTTTCTTGTGTCTCCCGCTAAGTCATTGAAAGCCCCTGAAAATGCGTCCGCAATATCGTCATGCTTCCCATCCGGGAATGCTTCAATCTCTGCGAAAAAGGCGTCGTTCCATGGAGCACGGACAACTTTAACCAAGCCGTTATATGCAGCCCGTGCTGCCGGGATAGCCCTTGTCTGCTTCGATCCTGTTGAGGGTACACCGAGATAATCCATCCCTTTGAACTGATCGCGGGCGGCGAGGAACACCACTTTTTTACCACTTGATCCAGGCTCCTGCTCTTCCCTGACTTTGACATTTATCCCGTCCTGGGTGGTGATGGTTTTCCTGAATTCATCGGTCTCGCCAGGGTTCGCCCGGATCCTCGCAACATCGAGAACATAGTAGATACCCCCCTCCACGCCAAGTTTAAGCCCTGCCGTCCAATCCGGATCATGCCCCCGCTTACTCTTTTTGGTTCCCGCCATATCCCAGCGCCGAACGATTTTTGTAAGTAAAGGTATGCGGTCAATAACCTCGAACCATTCACGTCTAAAGACAGTTCCCCCCTCTGCCCTGATTTTCCAGTTGCCTCTTAAAAGCCGCTCCTGTTCGACGTAAGAGAGGGCTTGAAGGTTTCCCCTGTATTCAGGGTCAATCTTTTCAAGGATAGGATTGTCTGACAGTTTTGCCGGGATAAATGTCACTGATTTAGGCTGCCGGTTATATTCCTGTTCGATCTCTTCCTTTGAATCTGACCAGATGATCTGATTACCGTCACGGACGAACCATCGAATAACTCCCCCCCGTTCCTCGATGGGGTATCCGGTATCCTGGTCAATCCACCATCGGATAAATGAAGCAAGCCAGGAATCCGCGTCGGGGTTTGCGGTTGCTCGTATACACGGTCTAATCCCGCACGTCGAGCGGTTACGAGATAGCATATAAAAGAACTGATATTCCGTGAAATGTTCCAACTGGTCGAACCCGATATAACAGATCTGTGCCCCGTCATAACCGGTAACGGTTTTGTCGTACTGGAGGTGATCGAAATGGATCCGGTTGTTGAATGGGGGGAAAGACCAGTCTATTTTCGGGGACTCCCTGAGTGTTCCCCCCTGAGAGGAATAGATTGGTCTGGATTCATCAAGCAGACCGCCAACGTTGGTAATTTGGGGGGTTTCGCGCCGGAAGATGACCGCCCCATACCCCTTGACTGTTTTAATGTGGCGCAGCGGGTCAATGAGGAGCCCAAACGTTTTCCCACCACCCGCCGCCCCGCCATAGATTACGATGTCCGCAGGGGACGATAAGAACAGTTCCTGCGGCCCGCTTTGGGGCCTAATCTCTTTTGTTATTGGTGTTTTTTCGTCCGATTGTTTCATGGTGCAGGGTCTCTCTTATTGTCCGGGATGTAGATCACAACACTTTCCATCGGCCCGCCGCCGGGACCGGTATGTTCGATCTTCTCACGGAACACCCCGCAGGCTTTCCCCTCCATATCAAAATATTTTGCCTGTTCTCTCAGGACCTTCAGTTCCAGGTGAGCATCTTTATCGGTTTGAGCTTGTTCCTGCATCTGGTCAAACCGGCGATGTTTTCGGGCGATCTTCTGCAGGAACCCTTCAACCTCAACAGCCTCTTCTGCGTTCCTGACCCGCTGGATCTTCTCAAGTATGTGGCCATGCTCCACATGCCGTTTCAGAGCATATTTTGAAACGCCATACCTGAGCGCAATAGAGCTTAATTTTGCTCCAGGCTCGACGAGCGATTTGTCGATATTCTTTCGCTCAACATGATTGCAGATTGTGCAGAGCCGAGCCATACCTACTTAATCCCCCTGCCCCACAGTTTCGGG